GAAGCACTTAGAAATCAATATCAACTAATTGACGAAATAAATACCGAGGATAGGTATGAGCAACAGAATGTGTATCTTGATACTTTGATAGCTGAAGGTCAAATACGAGCTTTAGGTCAAACTGGTAGGGGTGCTGACAAAGCATTAAGTGTTAAAGCTTTAGAGGAAGGAACAAAAATAACACTTTTGGGCCTATCACATCTAAATGCTACAAAAGCTTCACAGAGTGCTATAAACGATATTGGCCGTGCAGCAGACGCAGCTAACCTTGATGCTGCTGCTAACCGAATGTTAGATCCCGGAACATTACCTACGCCTCCTCCTCCAATCGCTACACCTGTAGCAGAGTACGTATTTCCTAGAGCTTTTGAAGCATTTGACTTTGGTCCTAAGCCAATTAAAGGTGCTATGGCAAGTCCATCTGCTGCTGCATCTGCTGTTTGGGGAAGTACAATTAGTAGTATAGCCGGAACAGCTACATCAGCATTCTTAAATTACGGACTAGGCCAACTAAACGCACAAACAGGATAAATAAAAGCAAATGAGCACGAACAAATACTATAAGAAGTACGCTTCTGGTGGTAGTTTTAAAAACCGTCAAATTGACGATGGCCTACGGGCAATGCAACAGCAAACTCAAATCGAGATTGGCGGTTTACAAACACAAGCGGAACAGCTTCGCCAACAGCGAAACGAGCACATGAAGTCTCTGGATAGAAAAGCTAGTAAAGAAGCTGATAACAGAGCAGAGTTATATAAATTAGAAGTTGAGCTTCCATACAAGTTAAGAGGAGCTGCTTTAGATAGAAATCATCAAACGCAGATAAAGTCTCTTCAAAGGGAAGCTCAAGAGTATAAAGACAGAGCTAAAATGTGGGCACAACTTACGCCCACTTTATCTAAAACTTTTGCACAATTAGCTACAGATGTTGAAACATACATCAATACTAAGAATGCCATCAAAGAGTTTAATATAATGGATGCTGATGGCTCTATCGGTAGAACGGAGCAACTATATGCTAAAGTAGTTAATAAAGCTGATCCTATAGGTATTGCTAATACAAGATTTAAAGAGGTAAGCGAAGTTGCTAGAACTGGCAATGTTGATGCTAAACAACGATTAGATTATCTTACAAACCTAAACGAAACCCGTAACCCTGTGTTACAGCAGATGATATTTAACAAAATAAGGGAAGATTTTGCAGGTATAGAACAAGAGTTTATAGGTTATCTAAAGAAAAATGGGGTTGAAATAACTAAAAATAATGCCTTAGCTTTATATCAATTTCGTGCTGCTGAAATACTAAGACAATATGGAATAAGTCATAAATCTAAACTAGGATTTAAAATGATGAGATTATTCAGTGCACGTGGTCAAACTCAAGAAGATCAACTAACTTTAAAAGATGATTATAAAAAATATGGTGATGCTGCTGCAAAGGGCTATGAAAGAATAAAATCATTAACTGAACCTATATCACCAACAGATTTTCCTAACAAATATCAGTATGACTTTGCTGTAAGAACTCAAGAAGAGCAGAGAAATGCAGCTTGGATAGACGTTGTTACAAATTTAAATGCAATGCCAGTAGAGACTAAAAATGGTTATAAAAGACCTATTACAGTCAATACTCGAGACAACATAGTTAACTGGGCAAAAGATCATATTGGGGCATATCAATTTGTAGACGACTTTTTAAGCGAAATGTTTGGAGTCACTGAAAATAATCCTTTAGGCTATTTAATACCCGGTGCACCTCGTAATTCAAAAAAAGAATCAGATCGTATATTTGGTAAGTTTAAACTTCTTAGGGGCGAAATGGTAGAATTGTTTGAGGTCAAGTATGCCGAGTCAGAAAAAGTTAGAGAAAAACAGACTGATACCAGAAACAGAATAGATGCAAGTATATTACAAGAAAAACTTAACAGTGGGCACTATAAAAATAAGCCAGATGAGTTTTGGACTGATTGGGAAAATTCTAACGGTAATCCACATGCTAGACAAGTATTTGGTGACAGCCTTGGTTATAAGGGTGAAAACATAAATCCAAATACATTAACTTCTACTATTGTACAAAACTATAAAGCAGGTAATATGAAAAATGTTTATTCTGCTTGGGCTGGTTTACCTGATACTAAACAGGAAATAGGATTTATTGTAAAGGACTTACAAGAGTTAGCAACAAATCAAGGTGTAGAAGTAACTCAACTAGATGATGAAATACTAAAAGTAGTTCGTAGTAAAATTGATTTACTTATTCAAAGAGACAATACAAATAAAACAGAGCATTCAACTGTTGTAAAAAAAGATAAAGAAGCATTAGCATTTTTATTAGAACATTTTAGAACTAATAATGTCGGAACAGTGTTTGATAGATGGGAACAAGCTAAGGCTGCATTAGATGCAAAATTAGGAATTGTAAATGGAACTCCACTACCTTATGACGAAAACGGACTACGAGGGTCTGGAGAGTTTTTACAAAAACAAGGTAAAAGCGGTGCAACTAATCAAGCTATTTTTGTTAAAGATGCTGGTGAAAATTTTGGTAACATAACTGGTCTCGAAGTAGAATTAATTTTAGAAGATACTACAGGTAGAAATAGATTAGAAAAACTTAAAAGAATAGTTACAGATGATTTAACAAGTAATAATCCTAGTATATCAGATCAAGATATTGCAGATTTATTACGAGACGGTACAACTTCTAATCGTCTACTAAATCATTTAATGAAGAAAGAAAACTTAAAAAATACAACTCAAACTGATTTTATAAATAGTATTAAACAAACGGTCGATAGTACTTTAATCAGACAATGGGGTGGTGAAGATTGGTGTAATCATATACTTGGAGCATACTCAGGAAATTTGACTAACGATCAAAAAGCAATAGGAGTATGTGCAAGAGCTATTGAACATGAATTTGACACACCTGCATGGGAGTTTTTGATAAACCCTAGTTTAAGAGATAGACTACAGAAAAGATGAATGAAGAAGAAACCTATTCGATAGGTCAAGATATAAAAGCTTTTGATGAGAAACAACAGATACAACCAACACAGCAATTATATCCTTCACCTTTTGGTTATAAATTTGGTACAAGTTCTGTAGATTTATCTATAGAGGCAAATCATAACACCATGAGAAATGAGTATGATCAATGGTGGACTGCAAAAGGAGAGGATAGAGCTAGATTACAGGAAGCTTTTAATCAGAAGTACTTTAATATGAGTACAGAAGATGTAAGAAAAGCTCAACGTGAACAAGCTTTAGAAGATCATAACCCATTAAAAAGATTAGATAATACATTTCAAGGTCTATCAGCCCCGGGTATGGGACTCTTTGACTTTGTAATGGATGCAGCTGGTACAGTTATACCCGGATTTAATCAAGTAGATGAGAAGTTTGACAAAGCTACTATGCTCGATAACCCTACTCATCAAGCTATTCGACGTGTATCTTCTATTGTATTACCATCAATCTTAGCTGGTGCTAAAATACAGTCTGGTGTAAATGCAAAGTTTGCTGGAGGACAAGTATTTAGTAAGCCTTGGTTTACAAAGTTAGGTGCTACAATGGGTGCTCAAGGTTTAGGAGACGCAGCTGTTTTAGGTCTAAGTGATATTGGAGAAGATGACACAATTACTACTACAGTAAGTGACATGTTTCCCGAAACATTCGGACCTAAAGGTAGAGTGCCTTTACCTGAGATGTTTAAAACTACAGATAGTGATAGCCCCGGTGTTAGAAAAGTAAAGAATATGCTAGAGAGTGCACCACTAAGTATTTTTGGTAGTATTCTTGGTTCTTTTATTGACATGAGAGCTGGTAAAAAAACTATGGATTGGTTTGAACCAGTCGATGATGCAGCTCTACAGTACAAACAACTTAGTATGAAGCTAGGTGCTGATAATGATAAGCTAATACGTATACAAGAAATAGACGAATTACTATCAACAGGTCGTAAAAACTTAAGTAGACAAAACGAGAATATTCTTATTAATGAAAAGATGCAACTCGAAGCTGAGTTAGGTGATATTAATAGTATAGATGATGCGTTTCGTCGAGAAGAAGCCATACAAAGAATTGAGAGTGATGCAGCTGTAACCCGAAAATTACAAGATGCAGAACAGTTAGAATTAGATCTTAATGCTAATAATCTAGATCCTGACTTAAACTCTGATATACTTGATGATGCTGCAAAAGCTAAACAGACTACGCCTCCCGGAAATGTAGCACGTAACATGGCTGATACTACAGCTATTAAAAATGGAACCTCATCAGGAGATCCAGCACCACTTATTACTGACTCTATGAGACGTAAAGGTCTTATGGTAGGTCCACGATCACGTGATGCTGTAATGGGTGTAGCCGAAGAAGCTAGAGATATAGGTAGATTTAATGCTATTGTTGATGGATTTAGATTTAGTGCTAAAGAAATGAATGCAGCAGCATGGGATATCTATACAAGTATTATGGCTATAGATAATGTTGAAGATCTTAAAGAGTTGTTTATGGAGAATAGAGACGTTAAAAATCTATTACTCGGTAAATTTAAAGTAGAAGTTATTAACGAAGAGCAAGCTAGAGCAGCTGCATTTGCTATGCGTGACTTAACAGATAGATTTTTAGGACGTGAAGTTACACAATCTTCTGGTAGAGTCATGGATACACTTGGTAGAGAAGCTGCTACTATATCACAAGCTGTAACTGATATGGCTCCTTACATAGACGAAAACCGTGCTATGGATATAGTTATTGATAAACTAGAATTTCTTATGGATGAGTATGCTTTAAATAAGTATATTTCTGGTTGGAGTCTACGTAATAAAAACTGGTTTGACCAAGCACCTCCTAAAAATATAGATGAGGTTATTGAGACATTAACAGAAGAATTTACTACAGCAGAAAACTCAATACATGCTAAAAATAGAAAGTTTACTAAACAACTTAAAGAACTACGTAAAAACAAACCAGAAGCTGTACGTCCTTTAATTGATGCATTTGCACATACTAACGGTGATGTAGATAGTCTTGCAAAGCTATATAAATGGGCAGCAGATCAGATTACACCATTAGGACTACTTAAAAGTCCTGATCCTAAAAACATGAACTTGTTTGCTAAGGCTGCATGGGGTGTAAGATATAACAATATGTTATCTGGAATATCAGCATTCAGAGCTGGACTAGGTAATGGTGCACAATTAATATTTAAACCTATCACATCCTTTTTAGGTCATGGTATACGTGGTGATTTTGATGGTGTAATGCGTACTGCTTATTACAATGGTGCTGTATTTGAAACTAATAAAAGAGCATTATCTGATGCGTTTCAGATGATGAAGAAAGCTCACAAAGATCCTACAGCTATGCTTAATGCTTATCGTAAAGACTTTGTATTTAAGACTGATAAAGCTTGGGATATTATGGATGATATGGCTAAGTTATATGAGATAGATAATAACTGGGGTAGAGCTTATCAATACAAGATAGCATCTACACTTAAACAGATTGCTGGTATGAAAGCTTTACGTTATGGTATGACTGGTATGGTATTTCCTGACGTATTTACAAGCACACACCTTGCACATTATCTAGCACGTGCAAAAGCATATGAAGATGTCTTTAGTGAGTTTGGATTTGCTGATTGGAAAAAGATCTATGTAGCAGAAAAGAGATATTATAATAACTTTTTTGATGCTGATGGACTTGTAAAAGATCCAGTACTTAAATCTATGGCTGGTGAAATACAACTTAACCTTGATGATGGTGCAGCAACGTACTTAACACAAGCAACTACAGCTTATCCTATACTCAAAGAAGTTATGGCGTTTCCACGTACAGCTTCTAACTTTATGAGAGCTGCGTCGTCTTACACACCTATTACTCTTATTCCCGGTATTACTAAATATAGTAAAACTATCTATGCTAGAACATCTGACGATATTGCAGAAGCATTATTAGAGCATGGTATAGATATGGCAAGAGAACCTAATGCACAGGTAATCTTTGAAAACTTACGTGCAGAATATACAGGTAGATTAGCATTTAGTGGTTTACTTGTAGGTACATTATATCAATATGCTATGGGTGGTAATCTTCGTGGTAATGGACATTATAATGCATCACGTAGAAACAAAGAAAGAGATGAAATGGGTTATGAACCTAAAACTATTAAGATAGGTGACAAATGGGTTAGCTATAAAGGTATTATAGGTTTAGAACACATGCTTAGTATTGTAGGTGATTTAGCTTACTATGCTGGTGATATTGACGAGCATGTACTTGAAAATTTCCAAGCTAAACTTGCATGGACTATCGGAGCTACTTTCCTAAATGAAACACCTTTGTCTGGTGTAGAACCTGTATTTGATGCCTTGAATGGTAACGTACGTGCATTTAACAGACTTGTGTCTCAAAGTATATCATCATGGATACCTGCTAGTGGTGCTCTAGGTGTATTATCTAAAGCAATCGACGGTGCACAAAAAGATATAGGTGGAGAGATTACAGGATTTGTTCAGAATAGATTACCCGGTTTAAAGAATCGACTACCAGATCAGATTGATATTTGGACAGGTGAACCTTTAAATGATATTGATAATCCTTTTTTACGTGCTTTAAATGCAATCAGTCCTATACAAATTAGCGGTACAGATGAGCCTTGGAGACAGTGGTTACGTGATATAGGTTATAATGGCCTAAGCATGTTAACAATGGACAGTACAGGGTCATACAGATGGGAACCAGCAGACAGAGAACAGATTAATAAATACATAGGAGAGCAACAACTCTATAAACAAGTGCAACGTTTAATGAAAAGCAAAAGATATGCTAAAGAAATTCAAAGTCTGAAAAAACTTAGGAGGTCTCAATATGTACGAGATAAGCAAAAACTAGATATTAAAACTACTTTGCTTCCAGTACATCAAGAACTTAACACTATTATACGAAACGCACAAAAAATAGCTGAGGCTAAATACTTAACACAAAATCCTCATATCGAACAGTCTATCATAAATGCACAAACTGCTGAAGAACAAATGAGACTAGGAGATGTTGAGGCGGCTGGTCAAACACAGCTAAAAGATCAACAAACACGAGAACTAATTAACTACGGTAACTAATATGAGTGCTGTTACACAAAATTCGTATATAGGTAATGGCTCCACCACCAATTACTCTTTTACATTTCCATACTTAAAGTCAACTGACGTCGAAGTACAGGTTGACGCAACTGTGACTACTGCGTGGCAATTCGCCAACGCTACCACTGTACAATTTAATACTGCTCCTGCAAACGGAGCCAAAATCAAAATACTTAGACAAACGAATGTAGACAGTTTAGCAGCTACCTTTTATGCTGGATCAGCAATTAAGTCAGAAGATCTAAACGATAACTATACACAGAACCTTTATAAAACACAAGAGGTAGGACAAAGATTCTTCAGTAATACTGGTGGAACTATGACAGGTGACCTCACGATGGCTGAAGACACCAGTATTATTTTTGAAGGAGCTACTGATGATAACTTTGAAACAACTCTAGCTATTGCTGACCCTACTGCTGATAGAACAATCACTCTACCTAACGTAACAGGTACTGTAATTACAACAGGTGATACTGGAACAGTTACATCTTCAATGATAGCAGATGGAACTATTACACAAGGAGACATAGCTAACAGTGCTGTAACTACTCAAAAAATAAATAACGATGCAGTTACTTCAGACAAAATAGCTAACGATGCTGTCAATTCTGAACACTATGCAGCTACTTCTATTGATACTGAGCATATTGCAAACGAAAATATTACTACAGCTAAACTGGCTAATGATGCAGTCACTTCAGCTAAATTAGCAGATAATGCAGTGCTTACAGCTAATATTACGGATGCAAATGTAACCCATACTAAATTAGCTAATGATGCAGTAGACGGAGATAACATAGCAAATGATTCTATCAACTCAGAACATTATGTTGATGGATCTATTGATACTG